TCAGACTGTGTATCAATTATGACGTAATTTTGTAACATTTTATTTCCTTTACCATTCGATAAGTACAAGACCCGCGGCACCAGCACCACCGTTGTTGCCGGTATTGCGGGTTGGGTGTCCAGAGCCTCCTCCACCATAATTACCACCTGCGACCGATGCACCGCCCGTGGTTGGAATAGCCAAAGAACTAAGTGAAGAATTCCCACCAGTGCCACCAATAGCCGAACCCAGGCCGAGATATGTACCACTCGAACCACCAAAAGTAAGATCCGCTCCGGAAGAAGTTGATGAACCGGAACCTGGAGCGCCGCCTGCTGTAGCAGCGCCACCACCGTTCGCTGAAATAGTTGTTATAGATTGCGTACCGGATGCAACACTTGATTGCCCACCTGCGGTTGCTGCAGAAGCCAGAGAACCAAGCCCTCCGCTGCCGCCGGCACCTATAGTTACTGACAATGTGCCAGCTGGGGTTAAACCAGTTAACCATTTAATCGCTGTACAACCGGCACCACCTCCAGGTCCGATAACAGTTACGCAGCAGCCGCTAGCGGTGGCGGCGGCGCCACCACCGCCGCCACCAACCACAGTAACTTTGATTTTAGTTACACCTGTAGGTATAGTAAATGTACCAGAAGAAGTAAAGGCTTGTGCAGACCCACCGATAAATGCTGTGTTCTGTTGGCTACTATCGTTGAATAATACACCTGTATTATTAAGTGTTGCTGGCATTGTGTTAATTCTCCCGTACTGTTGTCCTGTAGTATTTGATGTATTCTGCCAATGTATTTATATGATCTTCAGTTTTCTCAATAAAAACTAGCGGTTCATCATTTTCAACAGCCATGACTGTGACAAGTTGATCAATGTTTTTACCGACTAATTCGTCATACATGAGTGCATAAGCACATTCTTGTGCAAAGTAATCAAAAATATCATCTCTCTTCTTCACTTTCTTTGAAGTCTTGAAATCAATTACAGAGAGTACACCGTCCCACTCTGCAATTAAGTCCACGCGACCTGCCATGCCGATCTTTTCAGACCAAAGAGAACATTCTTGATAATGAATATTATTAATCTTACTCATCAGCGGCTTCAGCGAATTGAACATTTCAATTGCATCTGGCATTTCTTTTTGCCACATGATCTTTTCATTGTTCAAGTATTTTTCCGCTAGAGAGTGTACGCGAGTACCACGACCGGAGGCCATTTTCGAAATACGATTAGCCTCAGCTTCGCCGACACGCGCACGCCACTCCATAATCGCCTGCTTCTTCATTGCACCGATAACAGTGGTGACAGACGGTAAACGCACACCACTTGGCGTGGTGTAGTAACGCTTACCGTCGTCGCCTGTTACTGAGACTAGATCAGGTAATACCTTCGGCGGGCAATGAATAAATGTCATCGTATAGTTCTTTCTGTTTAAAACGCTTTTCTTGTATGGTTTCTTGTTTCCAGATTTTTCTGGGATTGCCACACATTATACAACGTGGCGTGTGACAATTCAATGCGTGGTGTTTAAAGAACCGATGTGGTTGTTTTTCTACAATTCCCGCAGCTTTTGCAATTTTCGCTTGCTTTTTTACTGCAATTTGTTTCGAGTGAATGCGTTTACTGTGTTTGATTTTAAACTCTTCGCTACTCATTATGCATCTCCGATTTAAACTTACATTTTTCCCCGTGATATCTTTTATAGTTTCCGTTGTCTATAATTTTACCACAATGTTCGCAATTTTTCTTCGGTTTGGATTTTCCTTTATTTGGATGAACATAGTTTGGATCTGTTAATGTTTTCATTAGAGAATCATGATGTTTTTTATTATGTTCTTTAGTATGTTTTCTTCCTTTAAGCGCCTCACTTACTAATTGTTTTTGTTTTTCGCTCTGTTTTTTCCCATACATTCCGCATCTTTTTTGAATGTGCAATTGTTTAACAGTAGAACTTATTAAATCTGATCTACGTAAAGCAGATTCTGATATTTTCTTGCATACTTTTTCATATAGAGGATGTAAAGGATCAAGAACAATATTACCACCTTGACCTCCATATGCAATATTATAATATTCATCACTTTCGATAATAGAATTATCGATCAATTCTTTTTCTTTGTTGTCCATATCTTCTTTGTTATCAAAGACATAAAGTATTTCTCTTTTGAATTTATCTTTACCATACTTTTTTATAGCTTTTGCCAATATTTTACCAGATCCAAGATATAAATCATTCGCATCTGTTGTAATATGTTTTCCTATATATTTTTTATTGTTTACTAAACATGTAGTGACATATATTGTATAGTACATTAATTCCTCCTATGTTAACATATCTATTTATATCAAAACTTAACATAGGAGGAATATTATTTAGTCGGATGATGAATTATCATCTTCATAACGCATTGTAGCAGAAATCCAATCACGCACTAAACTGGATCTCACAATATCATTAACAGTAAACTCTATTCTGGAGTGTGAATTCATAAGCTTAGAAATTTCTAAAAACTTTATGAGACCCGATACATCATTCTTTTTCTTGTTTAAATCAGTTTGACGATAGTCGCCGCACCAAATAATTTTGGATCGATAACCGACACGGGTCATTACGGTGTTTATTTCTTCCCACGTCATATTTTGGCATTCATCAACAATGATAATTGCATCATCGAATGACATACCGCGGATGAAAGACGTTGAAATGAATTCAATAAAGCCCTGTTCCTCTAGTCGAGTATATGCGTCTGGACGACCAAACAATGTGTGGCAAATTTGCTGATAGGGTTGTCTGTAGATTTCCGTCTTTTCATCTAGGTCACCGGGTAAATGCCCGACTTCGCGCGACGGAACTGCCGATCTAACAATAATGATCTTGTTAAACGGATTTGATTTGTCTAATACTTCTTCAAGTGCTTTGTAAAGTGCTATAAATGTTTTACCTGTTCCTGCTACACCGTGAAGTGCAACAAAGTAATCACCTCTTCGATATGCGTCGTAGAATTTCTTTTGATTTTCTGTTAGAGGTTGAAATGTTTTTAAATGATCCAGCTTTAGTTTGAGACAATTTGATGTATTACCACTTGCTCTGTAGTCTTCAATTTCAATGATATCGTCTCTTTTTACATTTGATTTGCGACTGGCCATTAAAGCTCCTTGTTATTGTTGTTTTACCACTCCCTCTGCATCTTTGTTTTGTGTGTCTTAGCCAAAGTATTGCCGGGAACTGACTCTTTGATTCTGTTAATAACATATTTTTCAAAAGTAGAATCGGCTTTTCCTACACCTGGAGTACTCATTCGCATACCATCACCAAAACCTGGGAGACTCTCAAGTGTAAAAAATCTTTCGAGATGTGGATTACTTTCCTTGAACGCATCAAGTTCAGAAATCTTCATCACATGTTCTTCAATTTCGTTTGTATTCTTATTCAGAAAAGTATAGGTTGCCATTTTTATAGATTAAAAACAATTGAAATACGTGGTTCTACAGAGTTATTCGGTTGCACTTCGTGATAAAGCCATGCTGGCCACATGAGCAAAAGGCCAGGGTACGGTTGATAATCGAAATGCGGTGCTGCATACCAATTATTCGGATCTTTCACATGAAAGAAATAGTCAAAGAAATCACGAAAAGGTTGATTTGGTAGAAACCGAATTGCTGAGGAGCCTGGAGGTGTTTGCAGATAAAAAATACCCGAAATAGTACACTGAGAATGCACATGTTTCGGGTGATTCGAACCTTGCAAGAAAGAGTTCAAAAAGAAATATGGATTAAACTTCACCGAGTTTGATTCAAAACCCTGCTGTTCAAGAAACTGTTTACCCTTAGAGATAATAAAGTCTGAAAACCCGCCATACTCTGGTCGATTTTGAATGTCGAGCCCAGTGCCGTGAGTAGTACGCCCACCGTAGTAGAAAGAATCATTCGTATTTGTATTTGTATCGAAGTAGTTTTTAACTACGGGCAGCAGAAAGTCTGCCCAATTTTTATGTTCTTCAACACCGACAACTGACGGAAATAATGAATCAAGTCTCATGAGGTAAAAATTCTTTCAGTTTAAGAAGTTTCTTTTCAATGGCAGAATCAATCTGCTCCTTAGAAATATTTATGTCAGTTTCTGCTAGAAGAACAATAATAATTGCGAGAACATCGCCAATCTCTGTAATAAGTGCCTCTTTATTAGTGACACCGTTCCAGGAATTATCTAGCCCGAATCGATTGATTTTTGAAACTGCTTGAATGACTTCCGCACACTCTTCCTGAAGAATGGCCATTACGTTTTGTGTGTTTCTCATTGGTTGTACCACGTAGGAATAGGTCGAGAATTAATTTTGCCACGCCAGGATGCAAATGAACGTTTTGAAACATTGTAGTAATTGTGATAAGACTTAAGTGAATCGTATTTACGACCAGGAACAGGATTCTCTGCAAGAATCTTCAATTCAGTAGGCATTGCAGGCGTGGGAGGGAAAAATTGTTTCGTCAGCGAAATCTTTTGCGGCTTCAATGCAAGATAAGGAATAAGCCTTGAACATGCATGATTCTTACCATAACGATAATTGTACTCATCGAGAAGATAAAGCCACATTTGAAAAAGCCACATATAGTTCTGTGCATTATCACGAACCCAGATTGCAGACGGATGATTAATGTGTGATGCTTTCATCAATTGTTTTTCTCGAACGTCAGAGAGACGCCACCGCATAATGCGCCGACCATTTGCAGAAAACTCAGTGTATTCGTCACCATCAAGAAAACGATGTGCAGTGGACATGAGTTGGGGGTACTCAATACACATTTTCACTACATGCTTATCGACATGCATTTGAGCGCACTTTTCCGGATCAGAATCAAGATAAAAGATATTCATTGTGTAGTCACCTGTGCCCAATAAACGGTACGAAAATCATCAAGACAATCTTCGAATGTATAGTTTTCATCGACGTATGATTGTTCATACTTATCACACATACGTTTATACCAGTACGGATACCAATCTCTTCGAATATCATTTTCACTGAGAGTGATATACTCGGGACCACCGGACTCCGAAGGTTGAACGTATGTGTAGTATCGCATATTACCAATATCCGTCAACATGACCAATCAAATACCAATAGACACTTTTTGGATCAATCTGCCACTGTTCTTCTCCAGTGCGTCCAGCAAATGCCTTGTTAGCACTTTTCCACCAAGTCGGCGCTTGTTCAGCACCGAGCATTGATAGAAGCATTGTATCACAACGCCTCCGCATTGTCAACAATTTTTCGTATTCGTTCATCTTTTTCTTCAAAGACCCTCGACAAACATCTTATGTTCAAGTTCCGCGGTTAGTTGTCGCATACGATCTAGATTCTTATCATAGATCGCTGATTGAAGTTCAATGATAAGAGGC